TGGTGGAGGCGATGGGAGTCGAACAATTAAAAATGATGGATTGTCGTCAAAAATTCATCTGGGATGCACGAAAGGACGAAGGAATAATACGGATTTGTTGGGTTATGCCCGATTCGTTTTTTGACATTTAGAAAAAAGAGTGTTACCAAATGTGTTACCAGAATCACCCTTGAGCCTTCCTGAATGCAGCGGTCGTTGCAGCCGCCAAATCTTCTCGCTGGCCCTGCAATTCATGATGGTACACGCCGGAAGTGTCCATGTTCTTGCTGTGACCAACCAGCATTTTTAGCTGGCTGTCAGTCAGGACGCTTGATTCAACGCTGACAAAGGTGTGCCGTAGCTCGTAAAGTGAGACTTTCGGCTCAAGCCCGTTTGCTTCCTGATACGATTCCCAGCGGCGATAGAGCGCATGCTCTGACGGAATCTGAAACAGCGGCGTATTGTATTGTAGCAGTATGCCTTGAGCCTTTAGGAGCTGTACCTGCGCCTCATAAGCATCCCGTGCTTCCTTGCCCATATCAAAAGAGCGGATGGCGTTTTCATTCTTTCCGGTGGTCTGCTCCCGGTGCACGTTGATGCTGCGCCGAAGGCTGACCGTGTTCCCCTTGATGTCACCATACCAGAGACCAATCAGCTCCCCGGGGCGCAGGCCGGTCGCAACTGCAAATCGGTAGGCGTAGATATATTCATCAAATACCAGTTTTCCATAGTAGGTGCGGGTGTCTACGCTAAACAGAACCTTCAGGGCGGTGGGCTGCAAGATCGTGCGTTTCCCCATCCTGGCATTCTTCGGGATAGCCAGGTCGGGGTGGAGCGTGGTGTACCGGTTTTTCCTGCACCACTTGACAAAGGCGGTTTCCGCAGCCCGGATCGTCATAAGCGTCTTTCGGCTCAACGGCTGGTTTGAGATGGGCTTGCGCTGGTTCTTTTTCTGTGAGCGCTTCCGGAACGAAACGTCGATTGCCTTTTGAAGATCGCCCTCGGTCAGCTCGTCAATGCGGATATTCCCACAGGTCGGCAGGATGTAGCAGTCTCCGTAACGCTGGCATTGTGTCACATAGGACGTCCCGCAGGTGAGCTTCAGCTCTTCTACCCACTCTGAATAGAGTGCAGCCACCTTCTTCCTGCCGTCCCGAATGCTATCATCAAGCCATGCATCCGCTTTTGCGTTTGCTTCCCGTTGTCCTGTCCGGCCCGGCGTGCTGCTGTAAAACCGTTTGCGGGTGCCGTTCTTCTGAACCGCGATGCACCAGCGCTTTTCCTTTTCCACCCAAAATGCCGTGTTGACCCGTTTTTTCATAAAATCCACCTCCATACACAAGAGTACACTGTGCCGCTGCCCTTGGGACGGCTGCGCTTTTTTCTTTGCTGCGGAACGGCTTCCGGCTGCTTCTTCCCGAACCACGGACAAAAAGAAGCACCATCCGGGATCTCCTTCCGGCAGCATGATCTCACGCATTTCATGGCTTACTCCTTTTTCTTCCCGATATATCCAAAGGCACCATTTTCAGCAGCGGCCCTTCCGGCCTTGTAGTTGATCTTCAGGTCGTCAATGGGAGGTTGTGGAGCGTCCGGGCATGGGTCAAGGCCCGCGATCTGCGCATAGGTATACTGGTCTATGATGGTCCCGCACACGCTGGCCCGGTTATTCAGAGGGCAGTGCAGGTTTGCAGCTATTTCCGATATGACAGCAGGCGGGCTGCTGCCGTGACGGCCCTTCAATATGAAGAGAAGCAGCCTTTTCGTCAGCGGCGGCAGGTTTACCACGAGACGGCACAACTCCGCGTTTAGCTCATCGTTGGCCTTGCCGTCATCCGGCACCGCGTACAATTCCGGGTGCAGTACCTCCATAAATACCGCGATGGGCGACACCCCGCAGGAAGAGCACCAATCCATGATCTCGTCACTGTCCGGACTGGACTGCCCTTTCTCCCAGTTCTGCACGGTGCGCTCGTTCTTCCCTATCAAAATCGCCATCTCGCGTTGGCTCAAACCCGCTTTCACACGCGCCTTTGCCAGAGCAGCACCAATTTTCGCAGCTGTAAAATAACTCATACACACCCTTCCCCCTCAAATATAATGCGTGAAAAAAACAAAAAATGGCGCAGAAAAAATCTGCGCCATTCGACAAAATTTTCTCTGATTTCATTTTCCAATGGCGCATGGTAGAATTTGGTACATAAGTTGACACAATTACCAAAAATCAGGAGGAAAACAAAATGAAAAACGGTCAAACCAGCAACAAAGACCCGGAAATGACCATCATTGACGGAATGCCCGCCAGCGTGCTTACCGGCACAGCCAAAACCCCGCAACCTTGGGAGGATTGAACCATGACCAACAAAAAGACCGCCTGCTTCTGCAACCACATCCGCGCCGCGCTTGCCTGTTACGTTGATATGACCCCGGAGCAGCAAGCCCTTGCCGCCATGTACGCCAACCGCAAGATCACCGGCTTGCACACCCTGCGCGCCGCAGCGGTAAGCCCCGGCGGGGAGTGCGCCGCCAAGTTGTTGCAAAAAATGCAGCAGCTGGACAACGGCGACCAGTAACAAAGCGCATATTTTGCGCGAAGTAAGCGTAAACCGCGTGTTTTTCGCTTAAAAGTGCGCGTAAATCGCGCGATTCAGCGCAAATGTCAAATTTTCAGCGCATTTTTGCGCAATTAAAACCGATTGACGATTACGCCAAACGGTTGTACAATGCAGTTGTAAGCAAGTTTACAGGCCAAGCAACTGAGATTTCTTTGCGTTGTACTCCGCTTCCGTGATGGCCCCCATATCCAGTAGCTGTTTAAACTTTAAAAGCTCATCAGCGGCGCTGGGGGCAAGCGGAGCGGCAGCCTGCGGCTTCTCATGGCTAACTTTGCAGCTCTTGAGAAACGCAGTCATTCCGCCTGGATAAACCGTTGTCGGCAAGCTGCTTTCGCCCAGTGGAAGCGCAAAGTGGATAGACACGCTCTCCTTAATGCGACCCTTGCGGGTCTCTGTTTTGGCGGTGGAAGCGCCCACGATCGCGCCCACAGGTCCAGCAACGGCTGCGCCTATTACTGCACGCCCAATGCCGCCCTTGGTTTCGGTCACCGTCAGATCGTCAGGCGCATCCGATTCGTACCCTGCGACTTCATCAAAACTGTAAATCATGCGTGGACCTTTATCACCACTGCGGTGTCCAAAGTAAAACAGCCGGTTGACCTTGTCGATAGAGACAAAGAGTGCATCGCGGTCAAAGATGGAATCGGTCTCTTTAAATGTTCTGCGGCGGCTTTCCAGTGTAGCCCAGTATTCCGCAAGTGCAGCTGTCGGTTGCTTTGCTGCACGGATGCCCAATTTTGAAAAGAAAAAGTTGCTGCACCCGGCACAGATCAGGCCGTCCGCGCTCTTCTCGCGGTTCAGCAGACCCAACTTGCCGCCGCAGACGGGACAGATACTTGCCATGATAACCACCTCACACATATTAAATACTGCATCAGATAGGAGGACACAATGAACGAAACAGACCGACAAGGCTACATCGACGCTATTATCAAGCTTCTGGAACGCGCAGACCTGCGGGCGCTGCGCCTGATCTGGATCCACGCAAAAGGTCTTGTAAAATAGAATCAAGGTAGCAAAAGAAGGGAAGCCCTTACGGGTTTCCCTCTTTTTTTTGCAGCTTTTCAGCCATCCGCTCCAAAAGCTTCCAGTCCTCCGGCTCCAGTTCGGCCAGCATCTCAACAAACCGGCGTTTGAAGTCGTCACCCTCGTCCTCCGTGATCTCGGTAAGGAAGCTGGTGATCTTCTCCGATCTGGTGATCTGATTGAACATCTCCCCTTCACCTGTCCGCAGCCACGTCTCGTTGACGTTAAACTCGCGGCAGATATCGGAGATCGTTCTGTCACTGGGCTCCACTACGTTTACTTCGTAGCTGCCAACTGTATTTCTTTTGAGGTTCAGTCTGTCTGCAAAGGCTTGCTGCGTCAAGTTGACCTGCTTTCGCAGTTCCTTGACTCGTTCGCCGATTGTCATGGAGCTCACCTCCGTGACCTTATTATAGCACATCGCAAAATGGAAGTCAATGAAATTTGTTTAAGAAATCAACAAAAATGCCCTTGACAAATGTTGTTCAATGACTTATACTTGTCATGTAATCAACAAACACAAGCAAACAGGAGGTCTGACATGGGAGATATTTATGATCTTGCAATTCACGCAAGACGCAACCGGGAAGTAGCTGATGTGGACGGCGTTAGTTATGTTGTACCCACAAGGGGTTACAACTGGTTCCACTGGAAGGGATGCCGCTGGTCTGGCCAATGGATTCACGGCGCGGAAGCCGAGACGCATTTCGGCACATTACAAGTATACGACAACGGCACATGGCATCCAGTCGTTGCTTTTTCTCACGGTTATATGGGCCCGGCGGTGGACTACACCGTGGCCGGCGTGAAGATGTTTAAGGAGGTCTGAACGATGCTTATCAATATCGAGTATCTTGGCACAGACGGTCAGGTTTACATTGCTACGGCAGAGGTCTATGAATCCTCGGAAGCCAAAGCGTTTGCACAGGCGGTTCTGGACTTTGAAGCGTCTTTTACAGGAGTTGCGCACATTTTGAAGGTGAAGAACGTAACGCTTGGTGCAGACCGTAATTGAACGATTACCCCCGCCTGATGATGACCCTGTGGCAAGGGTCGAAACCACCCGGCAGCCAGCCGGGCAAGGTCGCGGGAGCCAACCGCAGAAGGAGATGATAATTTTGGCAAAGACGAAGAAGAACCGCACCGATCTGGCAGCAGAACGGTACAGCATCCCGGCAGATGGAGCACACGCAGCGGATACGCTCATCAACGTGCTGTTCGACGACTTAGAGCCGCAGGACAAGCTGTCCCTGCTCTGGATGGGCATGGGCATGGCAGCGGTACGCAAGAACGACAGCCAGAACAACCATGACGGGGTAGCGTAAGGAGGGCAAAACGGTATGAACAACGACAAAAAGCCCAGCCGCAAGCACGACTGGACTACAACAAGGATTCTGGCTTTGACGCTTTGCATTCAGGTTGCAACACTTGTTTTGCAGATCGTCAATCTGGTGCGAAAGCTTACATGAAAAGTGAAATTATCGCAGCAGCCATTGAAACAGTTGCCACGAGCAAGGATGCGACTGTAAGCCACCGGTTTACACGATTTTCCTTTGCCTGTTCGCGGTCTTTGATTTCCTGTTTTTGCTGGCTTTCTTCAAACTGCTGGCGCAGCTGCTTCAAATCTTCCGCATACCGCCGCTGTACCTCATACAGTGTAGGCTGCTGCGAGACTTGCGGACTGGAATAATTCACCTTGCTGGCGTTCAGAATGCGCTCTATTTCATCTGTACGCTGGTTCATGGATCCCCGCTGATTCATTTTTTCACCCCCCTCCCGCTCAAGTATAGCACAGGAGGGGCAGAGCACAAGGAGGACAAAACAAGACTATGGCAGATATCATCTTATCCACCCAGAACGGCGAGCCGGTAGCATCCAGCCGCCAGATCGCCGAGAGTTTCGGCAAAGACCACAACCATGTTATGCGGGACATTAAAGCCCTTGAAGAGGGTGTGTCCAAAAATGGACAGACCCCCATGTTCTACAAAACCGAGTACACCCACGAGCAGAACGGTCAGACATACCCCATGTACCTGATGAACCGGGACGGCTTTACGCTGCTGGCGATGGGCTTTACCGGCAAGGCAGCGCTGGAATGGAAGTTGAAGTACATCCAGGCGTTCAACGCGATGGAGAAGCAGCTGGCACAGCGCCCGCAGCTTTCCCGGGCTGAACTGATGGCACAGGCGCTGATTGCAGCCCACGATGAACTGGAACACAAAGACCAGCAGATCGCGGAACTTACGCCCAAGGGCATCTTTGCAGACGCGGTAAACGCCAGCAAGAAGAGCATCCTTGTGGGCGAGTTGGCAAAGCTGCTGTGCCAGAACAGCGTGCAGATCGGGCAGAACCGGCTGTTTGTCTGGATGCGCGAGCATGGATACCTCATCAAGGACCCCAAGCGCAGCGACTACAATATGCCCACGCAGCGCGCCGTGGAGCAGGGTCTGTTTGAGATCAAGGAGACCACCGTGGTGCACTCCGATGGGCACACCAGCATCAACAAGACACCCAAGGTGACCGGCAAGGGGCAGATCTACTTTGTGAACCTGTTTTTGAAGCGGTAAAGCCACGGCGTGGCGCAAGGATACAAACTTATTTTGGAGGTTACTATGAAAAAACTGCATGTGAAAGCTACGTTTATTGAGCCGGCGCTTGGCACATGGCCCGCAAACCCCAATGTGGCCCGCGAGTTTATAGCCAGCAAGTCGCCGGATGCTGCAACCATCGAGGATGAAGTGGCGGCTCTTGGCCCTGATGCGGTAGCTGACAAGGGCATGACCGTTTTCCCGCGTGACCCGGACGGCAATCCGATTTTTTACGATTACCAGATCAAAGGCATGTTTAAGGATGCTTGCGGCATGCTTTCCCGCATCGGCGGCAAGACCGAGACTGGCAAGAAGAAGGCCGTGAACGAAAGCGGCAAGCTGACTGCTTACAAGAAGGTCATTGACGGCCTGATCTTCATTCAGCCCCGCATGATTCCGATTCTGACAAACGGAGAGATCCGAGACTGCCAGCGTCCGCTGCGTGCTCAGACCGCACAGGGCGAGCGCGTGAGCCTTGTCAACAGCGAGGAAATCCCGGCGGGCAGCACCTGCGAGTTTGACGTAATACTTCTTGACGACAGCCACGAAAAGGTCGTTCGTGAGTGGCTGGATTATGGCATTCTGCGCGGCATCGGACAGTGGCGCAACAGCGGAAAGGGCCGCTTTACCTACACTGCCTATGAGGTGAAGACCTGAGAGCAAGGGCATAGCGGTGCATAGCAAGGCAACGGCATGGCATTGACGGCCCTGATTCGCGGAGGCAGAGCGTGGCAGTGCGTTGCAGTGGCAAGGCTGAGTTCGATTGGCCGTGCGATGCTAAGCGTGGCAAAGGCGTAGCGAAGCAGCGCTGGGCGTGGCAAAGGCTATGAGGTGAACTGCTGTGCAGTGGCAGCGCGCAGCATGGCAAGGCGATGCAAGGCGACGGAGCAGCATTGAACAGCGATGGCAAGGCGAAGCAACGCGGTGGCACTGAGAAGCACAGGCAGGCAAGGCGAAGGAATGGCAGAGAAAAGCGCTGATTTGATTTGCGAAGGAAAAGTGGCGCACCGTAACGATTTGCTGCGGCAAGGCTTTGCTTCGGATGCATTTGCACGAAAGTGAAAGCATAGCAACGCGAAGAAATGCAAGTCAGCCTGCACGGCTGGCACACATCAAAGAAAAGAGGTTGAAAAAGCATGATGAAGGTCATACAGGGCACCTTCCGGCAGATTCCGTACTGGAAGCTGCGTGGCCGGTTCCACAGCTGCGGATACCGCGATCAGGAAGTCGCCAAGTATATCGGCATTGGCCGGGACACCATGAGCGGCAGGATGCAGGGGCACAATCCGTGGACAAGCGCAGAGATCACAGCAATGTGTGAACTGCTGGACATCCGACAGGATGAGATCGGGGAACTGTTTTTCCCCTCACTTGAGAAAGGAGAATCCGCATGAAACTCAAATCTACTACTTACTACTGGCTGGCTGTCATTTTGGGCGGCGTTGGAATGGGCGCAGCTATGGGTGCAGAGGGCACCGCACAGACCACCGGATACATCTCCGGCACGCTGTTTTCGGTGTCGCTGGTGCTGATTTTGGCCGCTGTTCTGCTGGCTCGTCTGGGCTTTGCCGCAGAGGACAGGGAGAGAGCCGCAAAGCGGCGCAAGTACGGCAAGATCAACCGCCGCCACGCCCGCAACCCGGAGTACCCGGAGAATCGGGAGCGTGGGGCATGATGACGGCCAAAGAGTACGTTGAGGGCAAAGTCAAATCCTACACGCGGCTTGCCGAACGCTGCAGGCGATAAGCTGAAGCCTCAGATGACATTGTTGTCCGGGCTGGATACTCCGCACGGGCAAACGTCTTTGAGATGTGCGCCGAAGAAATGGACAACGTGCGGGAGATGCTGCAAGAGGAATCTGGGGAGATCACGTATGCCTGACACTGTCCACCATGTCATGTGGTACACCGTGTACGATGCAAAACCGGCAGTTTGCTTGCATCCGGCACATCTGATATGTGCGCCCGGCGGCTTGACTATAAAAGCGCAAACAGTTTTGCATCCTCGGTTTATCATTGCCGTAAGAAAAAGAGAAAGCCGCACAAGTATTCCTTTTTTCAAGAAGTCATAAAGCGCGATGAGGTGGACAGTCTGCCGCCGATACGCCGCAAAAAAAGAAGAGCCCGCCGGTGCAGCAACACCGACGAGCCGTAAGAAGTGATGAGTTTAGCCGCCCATCACCACAAAAATACCACAATATGCGGCAAACCGCAAGGAGGTAAAACGTGAAAACCTTTATTTTTATCGTGTTGTGCGCAAACCTTGGGTACATCGCCCTTGGTTGGCGGCACAACAACAGGAGGTGAGCGTATGTGCACGGTACAGATTTATGATGCAGAGCGCCGGTTCGTGAACGAGATCCCGGTGCGCACCACGCTGGATGGTGTGCAGTACGCGGACGACCTTGCAAAGGAAAGCCCGGCAAGGATTTATGTTGTACTGGACGAACACCGCAGCAAGGTTTACGCGAGGTGAATGTTTATGCATTGTGATGAAAAAAAACAGATCTGCTTGAACTATGCAAGCAACGTGCCGGAGTGGCAGCTAGGTCTCACGCTGGGAGCACTTGCAGACATTGGCGAGGCGGTTTCCACACTCGGCAAAGTGCAGAAAGCGGTTGCCGGTGACCTTGCGTGGACAAAAAACAATCCTGACTGCGTCTACATGGGAACGCTCCCTACTGACCGTGCGCTTGCCTGCAAGAATGCCGCAGAGGCGCTTGGCAAGGCAATGTATGCGTTGGAAGTGATCCTTACGCAGTCCAGCCTGTTTCCTACCGCAAAAGACCTTGCTATTGTGGCAGATGCCACATACAACGTGCAGCACATGGTGTTGCAAAGCCGGTGTCGCGTGCACGGATGCCCGGAGGTGGCATACAAACATGAATAAAATGGAAATCTACAACAGCGCAAGAAAAGCCCCGCCGGAAGCCCTACGAAAAATCGCTGCCGGTCGCCTGAAGGGCAAAAGCGATATCAACCCTATGTGGCGTATCAAGAAGCTGACGGAACTTTTTGGGGCTGCCGGGATTGGATGGAAGTTCGATCCGCCGGTTTTTGAGGAGAAGCAGGGCGCAAACGGTGAGGTGGTAGTGCATTGCTTCACCCGCCTTTACATCAGGCAGGGCGAGGAAAAGCCATGGAGCGCACCGATTCCCGGTGTTGGTGGCTCGCTTCTGATCGCAAGGGAGCAAGGCGGTTTGCGCACAGACGATGACGCCTACAAAAAAGCCTACACAGACGCTCAGAGCGTGGCGTGCAAGGCACTTGGCGTGGGCGCAGATGTTTACTGGGAGGCAGACCCGACAAAGTACAGCGCGCGGTCAGAGAGCGTACCAGCAGCACCAAAGCGTGCCCCAGAAGTGCAGGCAGCGCTGGACAGCACGCCGATGATCTTAACGTGTGCTTGTTGTGGCAAGCCGATACAAGATGCCATGTATAAAGGCAAGCGCGTCTCCAACACGCATATTGCAAAAACCACAAAAGAAAAGTATGGACGTTTGTTGTGTTGGGACTGCGCCCAGAAGCAGCCGAAATAGGAGAAAGGATTAGAACATGCTTAACGTCGTTGCTATCATGGGTCGCCTTGTGGCAGACCCGGAACTCCGCACCACCACGAATGGCACCAACGTGTGTACCTTCCGCATTGCCTGCGAGCGCAGCTATACCCCGAAAGGCCAGCAGCGTCAGGCTGATTTTGTGGATATCGTGGCATGGGGCAAGACCGCCGAATTTATCTGCAAGTTCTTCCAGAAGGGCAGCATGATTGCCATTGACGGCAGAATCCAGACCCGGCATTACCAGGGCAAGGACGGCAGCAACCGCACGGCGGTGGAGGTTCTGGCAAACAATATCAGCTTTGCAGGTGCTAAGGCGTCAGACAAGCCCGCTGCCGCGTCCTACGAGCAGCAGACGAGGAATCATGTGCAGCAGGCAAAAGCCGCGCAGAACGCCCCGCAGCCCGCCTACACGCAGGGCAACATGGATGATTTTGCCGTGATCTCGGACACCGATGACCTGCCGTTCTGAAGGAGATGATGCAAACAATGAGCGTAAAAGGATATAAAGTTTTTAATTCTGACTGGACGTGTCTCGGCAAACAGTATTCTTGCCCGGGAACCTTTGAAGAATCTGTAAGTCCGTCTGTCTGCAATGTGGGTATGCACTTCTGCAAGAATGCCGCCGACTGTTTCCGTTACTATGATTTTGACCCGAATAACCACGTTGCTGAAGTGATCGCCCACGGTACGGTTGCAGAGGGCGAGGATAAGTGTGCAACGAACAAGCTGGAAATCGTGCGGGAAATCCCTTGGGCTGAAGTCCTTGAGATCGTGAACACGGGAAAGGCTTGCACTGGACGTTGCAACAGCGGCAACCGCAACAGCGGCAACCGCAACAGCGGCGACGTTGCAACAGCGGCAACCGCAACAGCGGCAACCGCAACAGCGGCGACTGGAACAGCGGCAACCGCAACAGCGGCGACTGCAACAGCGGCGACTGGAACAAAACATCCTTTTCCAATGGCTGTTTCAATACGGTATCGCCAAAAATCTATATGTTCAACAAGCCCACCGACTGGACGCTTGAGCACTGGCTTAACTGCCGCGCCCGCTATCTGCTGAATCAGATTGACGATTGCCCGCTTGAATACGTCTGGTTCGACAATATGACCGATGAAGAAAAGGCGGCACACCCGGAAGCAAAGACCACTGGCGGTTATTTGAAAGAGCGTACCACGGCGGATAACGCCCGGAAATGGTGGGCGGGGCTTAGTGCCGATGATCGAAACGTTATACTCAGTTTGCCGAACTTCGACGCGGCGATTTTCAAGGAAATCACGGGGATTGACGTAAGCAACGGCTGATACACTTCAAGAGCTGCGCTATCTGGCTATACGGGCGTGCGGAAGTGGGCAACCGTTCCGGCAAGTTACCAGCAAGTTACCGGCAAGTTAAAATCAAAAAGCGTGAGGGGGTGAATTATGGCAGAGAAAAAACGCAGCAGTTTTATTCTGCTGCTGGAACACATCCATACGATGGAAGAACTGACCGATGAGGAATTTGGCCAATTTGTCCGCGCCTATGCAGCGTATGTGGAAACCGGAGCAGACCCGGAGTTTTCAGACCGTTCCATGCGGATGATGTGGAAAACCGTGAAAGCGTTCGACAAGATGAACACGCAGAAATACTCTAGCACATCGGAAGCACGCTCAGAAGCCGGAAAACGTGGAATGAAAAGTCGATGGGGCGCAAAATCAGAAGATAGCAAAGAGAAAAAGGTTATAACAAACGATAACAAAAATAGCAAATGTTATTTTGTTAATAACAAAAATAACTTATCTGTATCTGATTCTGTATCTGATTCTGTATCTGTTATACCACCTATCGGTGGTATAGAAAGAGACGTTCCCGCTGCCGTGGACATGGAACTGTCAAAAATCGTCCAGCATTATCAGCAAACCATCGGAGACTTCCCACGTTCTGCTCTGGATAAGCTGCAAAAGTGGCGGCAGGAGTATAGCACAGAAATGATCCTGCTGGCCATCGACAAAGCCGCAGAAGCTGGGAAGAGGTCATGGAACTACATAAACGGCATTCTTTCCGGGTGGCAGCGGGATGGCATTCAAACGCCGGTGGACGTTTTGGCAAACGAACAAAGCCGACAAGCCAGACCGCGAGGCAAGCAACCAACCGAAACCGTAGACGACCAGCTTGCCCGGGTACTGGCAAAAATGGATCGAGAAAGAGGGTTTGAGACATGACACGGGAGGACGTGGCAAAGCTGATCCGAATGAATTTCACGCTGTATAAGCTTGGTGCAAAGCCTCTGACCGACGAGGAGATGGAAACCACCATTGACGTGTGGGCTTACCAGTTTGGCGATTATGACGGCGATACTGTCAAGAGGGCTTTTCTGGCTGCAAACCGGGTGTGCGTCTACCCTATCACGGTAGCTGACATCTTTAAGCAGCTTTCCCAGAGCCTTGACCCTTCTGCCGAGTGGGATGCTCTGGCCGCTGCTGCGCATAAAGCACAGACGTTTTTGAGCTGGCGCAAGTTCCCTATGGTCATTGGCATTGACGAAAAGGGCGGTCTGTTGCGCAGCGATGGGCAGAAAGAGCTGCAAGCCCTGTATGACCAACTCCCCCCGGCGGCAAAATCCTATGCCGGGAGCGTTGGAGGGCTTGCAGAGCTGGCTGAAATGCCAGACCTTACATACCGCCGTGCCGAATTTTTGAAGCAGGCGCAGGCCGATATCACTACCGCCCCGCGTGAAGCTGCAAGGCTGCGGGCGAGTGAGCCTCTAAGGAAGGAGATTGAAAAATGAGCGAATTTATCGACCGTGAAAAAGCCATCGCAAACATCAAAGCGGCATATTGCTGTGGTTGCGAAAATTACAACGGCGTAAGATGCCGCGCATGTCAGATTATGGACGCGATGGATGTGCTGGAAGATGAACCGGCAGTCGTCCCGGACGTCCAGCGCTGGCGCAAGACCGCAGAAGAGCCACCGACTGAAAAAGATTCTGCGCACGGAAATGTTCTCGTGAAGTACATGGATGCGACTTTTGCTCAATCAGCAACGTGGGACACCGTGGCCAGTGCGCCAGATCTTTTCACGCTTTGGATGCCGATGCCTAAGCCGCCGGAGGCACTCAGATGACGTGCAAGACCTGCAAAGACTGCCCCGCCCGGTATCCTGCCTGCCATGACTACTGTCCGCAGTTTGCCGCTTGGCGCAAAGAACACGCCAAAGAGACGGACTATAACCGGAAAATGACCGTGTCCGGCAGGGTCTACCGCTACGACTACGAGGACAAGCACCGGGAGCGGGGCAGAAAGCGCTATCTGGGCGCAAATGGAGGAGACAAATGAAAGTTTTAGTTGCCTGCGAGGAATCGCAGGAAGTTTGCAAAGCGTTTCGTGCCCGTGGCCATGAAGCCTACTCGTGCGACTTGATTGAACCGTCCGGCGGGCATCCAGAATGGCATATTCTCGGTGACGCTCTCAAGGCTCTGACGGGGGGGCAAGTCGTGACAATGGACGGCGTAACGCATGACATTGGCAAGTGGGATTTGCTCATTGCACATCCGCCCTGCACATACCTGTCGAACGATGGCGCACGGTTTCTTTACCCGAAAGGCGTTCTGAACGAACAGCGGTTGCGTAAAGGACTGATGGCAAAGGATTTCTTTCTGCAATTCTTATGGGCTGATATTCCGAAGATTGCGGTTGAAAATCCGATTCCATCATCTGTCTACTGCTTGCCAAAATACACGCAAACTATTCAGCCGTACCAGTTCGGGCATCCGTTCAAAAAGAAAACGTGCCTTTGGCTGAAAGGTCTGCCGGAGCTTGAACCAACCGATGAAATACCGCTTGAGCAATGCGAAAGCACAAAGGTTGACGGGAATTGGTTCAATCATGGCGGTAAAGACCGACAAGAGAACAGAGCAAAAACATTTCCGGGCATTGCAAAAGCAATGGCCGAACAATGGGGGTAAGCAGATGAAACCGAAAACGAAATCCGAGCTGATGGCAGAATGGGCAAATCAGCCGGACCAGCTCAAAAAAGAACGGGAGGCCAAGGCCGTCCGCAAGGCGATGGACGATGCCCGCGCCGTGATTCAGGATGGCCTGACCCGGTATGTCAAGAAAAAGACCAAAGCCCGCAGCATGGCAAAGGCTGAAGCTGACCCATTTGCTGAGCTGGAAGGCTGGGAAAGCATGGAGCAGATCCAGGATGCCTACGGCTACGGCGAGATCACCGCCGACAGACGGGACAAACTCACCGATTTGTGGGAAGCCCGGGAAGCTGCCAAGAACAGCCGCAAGGGCTCGGACAAGTACACCGACCTTGTGACGGAGATGCTGGAGACAGCCATCCGCCGGGTGGGCAATGAGTACGCAGATATGCTGTTTGAGTATGACCGGCAGCGCCGGGAAGCTGAAAAGCAGTGCGAGCAACTGGCAATGGAAGGGATGATGAAAAAATGACCGACATTGAAAAATCAATTGCCAAGCTCCAGAGGTGCTTTCCGGGAAGTTATATTACTGACCGGAACGAGCTTATTGTCCATCCGAGGACAAACCAGTATATTATTCTGGAAAACATCGGAACGGAAGATGCCATCAAGGCCAAAGTGCTGGAGTGGCTTTCACGGGCGGCATTTAAAACCGCACCATATTCACAGGAGTGGAGAAATCGAAAGTTCCACAAATATATGAGGGACGGCATCAATGCTTTTCTGGATACCGATTTCTCCGAGGATGATATGGAGTTGATTTACACCTACATGGGGCTTGCCTGCGACCGTTGGCTGACGCTCATGTTTATCGACCACGACATGAGCATCGAGTGGCTGAAGGAGCACGTGTCATGAAGCTAACCCTTTACGGTGACCCCCGCACAAAGAAAAACAGCGCACGCATCCTGCAAGGGAGCGGAGGACGGCGCTTTGTAGCCCCAAGCGCGGCGTTTGAGGAATACCAGACCGGATGCCTGTGGCAGATACGCTCCCCGCCTGAGCCTATTTCCGCCCGCGTGAACGTGCGGTGCGTGTACTACATGGCTACCAGGCGCAAGGTTGACCTTGCAAACCTAATCGAGGCCACCTGCGACATACTGGTAAAGGCCGGTATGCTGGCAGACGACAACAGCCGCATCGTTGCCGCCCACGATGGCAGCCGGGTGGATTACGACAAGAAAAACCCAAGAGCTGAAATTTGGATCGAAGAAATGGAGGATAAAAATGGATGAAACAATGACAGGCGTTTTCAAGTGCAGATGCTGCGGAGCGGAAATCAAGGAAAAGACAAGCGTTACAAGGTCTGTTGCTTGGGCAATCAAAGATATGAAAGATGATTCTTGCGATCTTCAATCGACTACCGCTATCCCAAAATCATCTTTACCGGAGCGGTTTGTCATTCACTGGTGCGAAAAGACAAGATTTTGCGTCTGCGATCTTATCGGATGGGAAATAGAGGAGGGAGACAATGACCCGCACATGGACACCTGAAAGCGAGCAGCCAAAGCCGAGCGCCGGCGTGGACTACCATGAAGTAAAGGCGTGGTTCCAGCAGTGCCGGGATATGGCAGCGGCGGTTGAAGCCCAAAAGCAGAAGATCCAGCGCATCCGGGAAGTTGCCGAAAAGACCACCCCAAGCCTGAACGGGATGCCCGGCGGCGGTGGTGCCGGTGACAAGGTGGGACTTGCTGCAACGGATATCACGGACGAGCAGCGCCGTCTGCAGCAGATGGAAACAGACCTGTGCCTGCTGCGCATTGAAGCCACCCGGAGGGCGTACTGTATCACGGCAAGCAAATCCAGCAAAAAGCAGGCTGACTGCCTGTGCCTGTACTACGTCAAGAACAAAAAGCAGCGTGAGGTCTGCGAGGAACTGGGGCTTTCGGAAGAAAACCAGGTCTCCATCTACATCAAGTGGGGCAGCATCTATCTGGCAGAGATTTGGGACAGCTTCGGCAATGTTGCACAAACCGCACAAAGCCCGCCCTGATTTTTTGTAATGCACCTTCATACTGCAAATATCCAACTAAAACAGGCATTGTGCTAAAATTGGTATAAGCGGAACCGCCGAAAGCGGTGAGACGCTTGCCACGCAGTCTCCGAAACGAATCCCCCACAAATGCTTTCCTCCCAAGGCTTGACCGGCATTTTTCTTCCTCTCGTTTCGCGGGCTGCTTCTATGCCGTTGTAGCTCAAGTAGAGCGCCGCCCATTTAAGGCGGGTCAACACTGATGATACACGAGAAAAGTTCCCCTCGCCTATCAAGCGGGAGAAGAACGCTTTCGTGGTGCTGGTTCAAACCCGGCCAACGGCTCCGATACGATGCTCTCCCGAAGCAGCGACCACCTGACGCATGGGCTGACATCCCGCTTGTGGCTGCGTGTAGAGTGGCAGGGTTTCCTTACCTGTCCTCACAACCTCCGCACGCACCGGAGGCCACATAATCCGTACACCGGTTTCCATAATTCCCCCGGCAGGATGTGCGTCAACAGAACCAGCATGGAAACGTGCTGGTTTTTCTTTTGTTATATGCCGCCTGAGCGCAGTTTGGAGCGCGGCGCGTGTGTGTAGACACGGATGGTTCGATTCCAAGGGCGGCTAGCGTGATTTTAGAGTGTCCACAGTGGACACTTTTGGAGAGGAGGCATACAAATGTTTGAGCGCTTGAAAGAACTGATTTGCGACATGGCAAAGTTTTTGACGCGTCTCGGCGCTGGCCTTATCCTCTCGGCCTTACCGATCAGCAACAAAGAAAGCCACTTTGTGCGCTATGCGCGGCGTTTCGGTTTCCGTGCAGACCACACAAAACGCGAGCCTCGGGCAGAGATCGGAGGCCGTGGCTGTATCCAAGGAGCGCGGCCTGTTATCCGCGCAGATTAGCAAAAGCTGCTGATCCAATTTATTCCGAAAATATTTTTACCCGCCTGTTATGAATGATGTGCACCGTGCATTGCAGGCGGGCATTCTTTTACGCTGCGTTAGCTCAACCGGCAGAGCATCCGGCTCATAACCGGGTAGTTGCAGGTTCGATTCCTGCAAGCGGCATGATATATTCCCGTAGTTCAAGTGATGGAACAGCGGTCTCCAAAACCGCAGGCTGCAGGTTTGAGCCCTGCCGGGAATGCCAGCTGCGTACCCTGTGAGGGGGCTGCGCAGATAGCGGGGCATCTGGCCGCGAAAGTTCCGGATGCAGCGGCGCTCCACCGTTTACGTTGTCCGAAAAACTGAATGTATACCGGGAGCGCTGCTTATTTTGATATTCTGACCGTTCGGATTTCCGGGCGGTTTTTCTTTTGCGAGGAAGGAGGAGCCCGCCGTGAGATATGGTGTGCCGTATCGTGGCAGCAAGAACAAAATCGCACAGTGGGTTGTCTCTAATCTTCCCGCTGGTGACACGCTAATTGACCTGTTTGCTGGCGGTTGCGCAGTCACACACGCCGCATTGCTGTCTGGCAAATGGAATCGCATTGTTGCAAATGACATCGGTGATGCGCCGCAGCTGTTCATGGATGCTGTTCACGGCAAGTATGCAAACGAAAAGCGTTGGATTAGCCGTGAAGATTTTCATAGGCTGAAGGATTCTGACCCTTACGTTTCGCTCTGTTGGAGCTTCGGCAACAACCGCAGGGATTATCTCTATTCAAAAGAGATTGAACCGTGGAAAAAGGCTTTGCATTATGCAAGAGTGTTTGGCGATACGTCCATTTTGCGAGAGTTCGGAATCGATTCGGACGGTAGCTCAAAAGACATCAAGCCGAACAACGAGGAATACAAAAGGATTTATTCGCGGTGGCTTGGACATCAAGTGAAACATAAAAGGCTTTATGATTTAGACCACCTTGCAAGGTTAGAGAATCTTGAACGCCTACAAAATCTTGAAGGTCTGCAAAGGGATTACAGGGACGTACAAATTCCGTCAAATGCAGTTGTGTACGCAGACCCCCCCTATAAACGAACGAACTGCACGGGGTATAAATGCAATTTTGACCATGAATCGTTTGAAAAGTGGCTTGCCAAAACTCCGTTTATGGTTGTTATCAGCGAGTATGAAGCGCCAAGTGGGTGCGTAGAGGTTGCAAGCATAAAGAAGCAATCCACTATGGGTACTGGCAATAAAGGCGGGTCTGATATTGAAAAGCTGTTTGTGCAAGAACGGTTTGTTGAACAGTACGAAAATTCATTTAACGTGAGAGGTGGTGGCGGTGAGTGCGAAGCGGCTGACAGACAGACAAAAAAAGAAGATCGTTGCTGACTATGTGCAGCTGCAGAGCTACGCCAGAGCCGCCAAACTGAACGACGTGGCAGAAAGCACCGTGCGGAAAATCGTGAAAGATAATCCCAAGTGTGCGGATTTGTGCGCCTTAAAAAAAGAACAGAACACGCAGGACATGCTTTCCTACTTAGGCAGCAAGCGCGGGGAAGCACAGGATCTTCTCGGGCTGTACCTTCAGGCGATGGCAGACCCTGACAAGATCGCAGAGGCAACGCTGCCGCAGCTGTCAACGGCGTTTGGAACCATCGTGGACAAGTTTGCTATGCTGGGAGACCAGAGCGACATAGAAGCCCCGGACGATGGCCTGCTTGAGGCTCTGAGTGCTGCCGCAGACATCAGCCCGCCGGACGACGTGGAAATGCTGCCAGAGGAAGAGGACGACAATGCGGAAAAGTAACGGTTTTCGCTGGAAAGCCCTCAGCCGGCGGCAAAAGCAGGTCTTGAGCTGGTGGACACCGCAGAGCGCATACAGCGGTTACAACGGCATCATTGCCGATGGCGCTATCCGCTCGGGCAAGACCTTTGCCATGAGCTTTTCTTTTGTCCAGTGGGCTATGACCTGCTTCAGCGGCCAGCAGTTTGCCATGTGCGGAAAGACCATCGCCAGCTTCCGGCGCAACGTGCTGGGCACACTCAAGCAGCAGCTTGCAGCCCGTGGCTACAACGTCAAGGAGCATCGGGCAGAAAACTGCATGACCGTCAGCAAGGGCGGCAGAACCAACGAGTTTTACTTTTTCGGCGGCAAGGACGAGAGCAGCCAAGACCTGATTCAGGGCATCACACTTGCCGGGGCATTCTTCGACGAGGTGGCCCTGATGCCGCAGAGCTTCGTCAATCAGGCCACAGCCCGTTGCTCTGTCACCGGGTCAAAGTTCTGGTTCAACTGCAACCCGGGCAGCCCGCAGCATTGGTTTTATCTCGAGTGGGTGCGGAAATGTCGTTCCCGCAAGATGATGTATCTCCATTTTACGATGGACGACAACCTGTCGCTTTCCGAGGACATCAAGGCCAGATACCGCAGCCAGTACAGCGGCGTTTTCTATCAGCGCTACATTCTGGGACTGTGGACGGTGGCTGAGGGCCTTGTATATGACATGTTCGACCGCAAGAAGCACGTCATTGACGTACTGCCGGAGCTTTCGCCAAAGAGCGCCTATGTGGCGTGCGACTTTGGCACCCAGAACGCAACGGTTTTTTTGCTGTTCCAGAAGCAGGCGGATGCAGACTGCTGGATCGTCACCCGGGAGTACTACTACAGCGGCCGCGAACAGAAGCGGCAAAAGACCGTGGGCGAGTACGTCACGGACCTCAAGGCGTGGCTGAACGGGATCAAGCCGGAAAGGGTCATCGTTGACCCCTCTGCCCTGCCCCTGATTACAGAGCTGCGCAAGAACGGCTTTACCCAGACCCCCGCAAATAACGACGTCCTGAGCGGCATTCTGGACGTGCAGACCATGCTGCAGACCGGGCGTCTGAAGATCTACAAAGACTGCAAGCACACGCTGGAAGAGTTCGGCGTGTACGCTTGGGATCCAGACAAAGACGACACCGTGCTGAAGGTCAACGACCACTGCATGGACGCTATCCGCTATTTCGTGCGCACAAAGCGCCTTGTAAAACTGAGGGATTGATTTTGAGCACTGTATATACATTCCAGACCTTTCAGCAGGCGCAAGCCGCCGGGGAACAACCTGATTTCATTCGGCGTTTCGTGCAGCAGCACTGCGCTTCCAGACCGTACAAGATGGCGCTGGATGCTGACATGTACGACGCACAGAAAAACCCGGGAGCCGAGCGATTTGCTCAGGCATATGCTTTGATGCTGAAACGTCTGTCCAAAAACACAAAGCAGGATATCCCGCACCCGGATATGGTTAAGAGCAATCTTTTCCGGCGGCTCAACAAACAGCGGGCAACCTACTCCCTCGGAAACGGCGTAGTCTTTTCGGACGATGGCGTGGACAAGGAGAGGCTGGGACAGAGCTTTGACGAGCAGATCCAGAAGGCCGGATATTTCGCCCTGATCCACGGTGAGAGCTTCGGATTCTGGAACAACGATCATCTGGTGGTTTTCAAGCTGACCGAATTTGCTCCCCTGTACGATGAAAAGACAGGCCTTTTGCAGGCAGGCGTGCGCTTCTGGCGGCTGAACCCGGACACGGATATGCACTACATCCTGTACGAGCTGGACGGCTTCACCGAGTACACGGAAAGCCGAATCGGCAATGCGATACAGGAGACAACGCCGAAGCAGGCATACAAGAGCGTGACCGTCACCACCCCCAGCGGCGGGCTGGAAAGCGTAGAGGGCGAAAACTACAGCGCTCTTCCCATTGTGCCGCTGTGGGGCTCAGACCTGCACCAGAGCACCCTTGTGGGACTGAAAGCCTACATTGACAACACCGATCTGGTGATGTCTGGCTTCTGCAATGACCTGCAGGACTGTGCGCAGATTTACTGGCTGTGCGAGAACTTCAACGGAATGACGGACGACGAACTTGTGGAGTACCTCACCAAGCTGAATCTGTACCACATTGCAGGTGCAGACACCAGCGAGGGCGGCAAGATCACCCCCTACACAACCGAGATTCCCGTGACGGCCCGGCAGGCGCTGCTGGAACTGCTGCACACCCGGGTGTATGAGGACTTCGGCGGTCTGGATGTGCACTGTGTCAGCGCGGACAGCACCAACGACCATCTGGATGCAGCCTATGAGCCGCTGAACCAGAACGCGGACGACTTCGAGGTGCAGGTCAAGCCGTTCATCCGGCAGATCTGCGCACTGGCTGGCTTTGACAACGCTATGCCGACATTCAACCGCAGCAAGATCACCAACACAGCTGAGCAGGTCGAAACGGTGATTTCTGAGGCGCCGATCATCGGGCAGGACATGGCAATTGACCTGCTGCCCAACCTGACCCCGGAGCAAAAGAAAAAGGCCAAGGCTGCGCTGATGGCAGAGAGCGCAACGCGGGAGACCGTGAACTAGGAGGACGAAGATGAACCTTCAGGAATTTGACAATTTAGCAAAATCCGGTAAAGTGAAAGCAACGATTGGCGTTTCGTTTTTTAAGATTCCGCGATATGTCGATAAGGCGTGTGGCCTTTCTTCTGGCTTTATCCGATTTCGATTTAAGGGAGACAAATTTGATACGATGTGTGGGCTCGGTGGCGTTAGATTTATGATCGAAGAAAATGAAACAGACCGACCTTGACCGCATCTCTACCCGCCAATTGAACCGCCTGCGCCGCCGCATTTTGCGTGTATACGGCACCGCCCGCCGGGAAATGACCGAGCAGCTGACCGAGTTTCTAGAACATTACCAGAAGCTGGACACATACAAGCGGGCGCAGCTGGAAGCCGGGAAGATCACCGAGAGCGATTACCGCACATGGCTACGGAATCAGGTGTTTCAGTCCGAGATGATGCGCCAGAAGCTGGACAACATCACCCAGACGTGTACAACAGCCCAGCAGACGGCGTACAAGCTGGCGCGGGATGAACAGTACGATATCTTTGCCCTTGGCGCAAACTGGGCGTTCTACGAGCTGGAACAGGCCGCAGGCGTGGCGTTCAACCTGACCCTGTACAACACCGAAGAGGTCAAGCGGCTGCTACTGGAAAACCCCAAGCTGGTGCCCAACAAGCGCATCAAGAGCGAGAGCAACAAGACCTACGACGCGCGGGTGTTCAACCGCTACGTCATGCAGGGCATCATTCAGGGCAAGAGCGTCCACGACATCGCCGTGCAGGCCGTCAACGGCATGGCTGATACAGAGATCCACTGGGCCATGAACAACGCCATCACAGCCCTTACAGGCGCACAGAACGCCGGGACGATGCAGCAGCTGCGCAACGCACAAGCTATTGGCATTGAGGTGCAGAAGCGCTGGAACAGCACACTGGACTACCGTACCCGTGAGATGCACCGGCTGCTGGATCAGGAAACCGCCGACCTTGACGAGCCTTTCAAAGTGCAGGGCTATGAGATACAGTACCCCGGAGACCCCAACGCAGCGCCGGAAATGGTTTATCACTGCCGCTGTAAGGTGACCGCAGCGCTTGTAAAGTACCCACGTCAGAACGCCCAGCGGCGGGACAACACGACAAAAGAGGTCACATCTGACCTGACCTATACCGAGTGGTACAAGGTCAAAGGCGGCACTGAAAAAGAGCAAATGTGGTGGGCAGAAGAGAGAAAACGGAGAAAGGAGAGCGCAAAGAATGAGTAAACGTGGCTCTGGAAGTTCCACAAGGGCAAGTGGTGGGAAAACTACGCTTGATGAATTTCTTGCAAAGCGCGGTTTAAGTTCACCTATCAGCGACTATATGGATGATAAACTGCGTATCCCTCATGGCTTGACACGCAGACAGACCGAGAAAATGCAAAAAGAAGCCCATGAAGCCGCTGCACAATATTCCGCAAAAAGAGAAGCTGCTATTGCAGAATACAAAGCGGGCGTTGCATCTGGCGCAATCAAAGAAAAAAGCCGTGTTGAAGTTTTGATGGACAAGGCAAAGGGGCATCCCGACAATCCTTCCACACAGGCAGCACGCCGTGCGCTGGAAAAACGTGGTTACAACTGGAAAACAGGACGAAAGCTCAAGAAAAAGTAAGGTTTGGAGGGATGAACCGTGATTCTGCCGATGGAAAACACCGAAAAGATGATTTTTCCGGGCGTGGGAAAGTATGGCATCCCTGAAATCAAGCCAGAAACGGACATCCGCATTGACAAGCTAGAATGGATTCCTGTCAATTATGCGCTGACTGCCAAAGATAAGGCTACAAAAGGCGTGCATTTTTACAAGGACGATTACCAGTTTGAACGGTTCTGGAACAACCCTGACAAATACATTCCACTTTTGCAACAGTTCGGCGCGGTATGTTCGCCGGATTTTTCTTTGTACAGTGATATGCCGCTTGCGGTGCAGCTTTTCATGCACTACAAAAAGCACTGGCTGGCCGCATACTGGCAAGCCCACGGAATCCGCGTTATTCCAACGCTCTGCTGGTGCGGAGAGCAAAGCTATGACTGGTGCTTTGACGGAGAGCCCAGAAACGCCATCGTGAGCATTTCGAGCCACGGCACACAGTCTGACCCATACGAAGCAGAGTGCTTTGCCAAACACTGCCGCAAGGCGCTGGAAGTGCTGCAACCGAGCGGCATTTTGTGGTATGGGAAGTGCCCGGCAGAGTTCGACTGGAATGTCACAAAAATTAAGCCATTTCAATACGAAAGGAGGCACTATCGTGAGTAAAAGAGGTTCGGGTAGCTCTGCGAGAGCGGGCGGTTGGAACGCCAACGAACACGAGTTTGAATCTGAGGCAAAGAGAACCGCCGTTGTTGTGGACAGTTCGAGATACAAGAAAACGCATAACGATGTTGTGTCTTTTGTGAAAGAGCAAGTTGGCGTTGATCTCAACAAATATCGAAGTGGCGATGGTTCCTCTCCGTCTCACACCACATATTGGGACAAGAGCGGCCCAAAAGTTGCTTTTGATCTAAAGGGCATGACTTCAAGTGACCGCACAAAGCTGATGCAGTTGTCACAAAAGCCGTTTGGAGTAACGGTTGAACAGGGTGGCGCATGGATTGGCTTTGTTTCAAGGAAAAAGAAGAAAAAGTAAATGTGTAAATACTGTGACACAAGCCGTATACACGAAGAAAATATTGTTGACAGTGGCGTTGGCGATTTTTTAAGCATTGGCGTTGATAAATCAAAAAAGGTTTATTTGAGTGCATGGTGCAACGATGAAGCGGTTTGGTATCCCAATTTTTGCCCTGAATGTGGGCGCCCTTTGAAGAATAATCAAAACCATGAAATTTAACTACAACATCAAAGTCACCGACAACACCCCGCAGCTGCATGAAGCTCTGGAAGCGTGGGTGGAGCGTGTGCTGACCATATGGGGCATGAAAGTGCAAGACTATGCGCAGCTGCTTGTGCCAACCGGCACGGCAGACAGCACCGGCATAGAGGGCTATGTTGGCGGTGCGCTGAAAGCATCCATTACCTACGTTGTATCTGCGGCACAAAAGACCGTGACCGTGGGCTCCGCTCTGCTGTATTCGCTCTATGTGGAGTTAGGCACCGGTATTTTTGCAGAGAAGGGCAACGGACGCAAAACGCCGTGGGTCTGGAAGGACTTCAACGGCAAATGGCACTTTACCCGGGGCATGGCTCCCCGCCCCTTCCTGCGCCCGGCAGTAGAAGATCATATCAAAGAACTGCAAGAAATTGCAGTAGAGGAAGGAAAAGGCTGATATCATGGAAGATAGTTATGTAAAATGCCGTGATTGTAAGCATTTCGGGCAACCTGATTGCCCTACGTCATCAAAATGCTTGGCATTTGATGATAGACCGTATTTTGAACCAAAGCAGAAAAAACACAAGCACCATACTTTAATGGGTTCGCTACTGGTATCTTTTCTGGTAACCGGCGCTTTTGCTCTTGTTTTTGGAAGCGACAGCCCGCTTGCTTGGATAGACACGGCAAAAAAGGTTCTGCTTATTGTTGCCATTCTCGCTTTAGAGCTGTTTTTGTTCTGTTTCTTCTATCGAATCGAGTACGGAAGCATGACAAAAGAGGAAAAGGAAAAGCGAATTGACCGATTTAACAAGTATGGATGGTAGAAAATAAGCTAAAACTCAATATCCAGCGGTTGGCGCACAGCGTCAGCCGCTTTTTTATGCCGCTTTCGCACAACTGGCAGTGCTCCCGGCTCATAACCGGGTAGTTGCAGGTTCGACCCCTGCAAGCGGCACCACACCGGCAGCACGTCCGGAAAAATAACCTGATTGCCAAGCATGGCAGCCCAAGCAAGGGCAGAAAGGACACACACATGGCACTCAAAAGAGCAGATATCCGCAAGATTCTGGAAAACGCCGAAACCTCCAACGATGACAAGGCAAAAGCCATTCTGGACGCCTTGCACGAGGAGACCGATGCCCTCCGGGACGAGCTGGATACCGAGAAAAACGCCCGCGTTGCAGCGGAAAAGGAACGGGACGCAGCCAACAGCGGTAAGCAGACCGCAGAGCAGGCGCTGACCGACTACAAGACCCAGCAGACCGCAAAGGAATCAAGAGCCGCCAAGGAATCAAAGTTCCGGGAGCAGCTCAAGGCCGCAGGCGTGCTGGAAAAGTACTTTGACCGCATTGTGCGCTTGTCCGGCGAGGACATCGACAAGATGGAACTGGACAGCAAGGGCAACGTGAAGAACGCGGACAAGCTGGCTGAGAGCCTGAAAACCGATTGGAGCGACTATGTGGGCAGCACCACCACCAAGGGCGCACAGGTGGACAACCCGCCCGCAAACACCGGCTCCAAAATGACCAAAGAACAAATCATCAACATCAAAGACGCAACCGAGCGTCAGGCAGCCATCGCGGCAAATCCTGAAGCGTTCGGACTTGCAGCAAAGGAGTAACACATGGCAGCACCCGAAAATCTGACTACCGCATCTCAGATTACCACCACTATCCGCGAAATCGACTTCGTGACCCAGTTCCAGAAGAATTGGGACGCGCTGCGCACCATTCTGGGCATCTCGCGCCCCATCCGCAAGGCACCCGGCACTAGGCTGGTATCCTACAAAGCCACCGTTGACGGCGGCCTGCAGGGCGGCACCGCTGTGGGCGAGGGCGAGGACATCCCACTGACCAAGACCAAGGTCGAGCCTGTGACCTATGCCGACATCGAACTTGGCAAGTGGGCTAAGGCCGTTTCCATCGAAGCCGTCACCAAGTACGGCGCAGAAGTGGCCGTGGATCGCACCAATATCGCTTTCCGTAACGAGCTTCAGAAGAAGGTTCTGACCGACTTCTACACCTTCCTCAAGACCGGCAAGCTGGTCGGCACGCAGAAGACCTGGCAGCGTGCGCTGGCTATCGCAAAGGGCGCAGTCCTGAAGCGCTTTGCAAACGACAATCTGGACGTGACCGAGGTCGTGGGCTTTGCCAACATCATGGACTTCTACGACTATCTGGGTGACAAGGAAATCACCGTTCAGACCGAGTTTGGTCTGAACTATGTGAAGAACTTCCTCGGCTACAGCACCCTGTTCCTTCTGCCTGACGCTTTCATCGAGCAGAAGAAGGTGATTGCCGTCCCTGTGGAAAACATCGACCTGTACTACGTTGACCCCGCAGACCGCGACTACGCCACCATGGGCGCAAACTACACCGTTTCCGGTGAGACCAATCTGCTGGGCTATCACACCGAGTACAACTACAAGAACGCCACCACCACCAACTACGCCATCATGGGCATGAAGCTGTGGGCAGAGTATCTGGACGGTATCGCGGTCGTGACTGTCGGCGCGTCCAACACCGAGCCTGCCGTTGCGGCGTCTGAACTCGGCGGCTGATACGAAATAAGGAGGTGACCCCGCATGACTGTGCCAGAGCTGTGCGTTTACACGCACAATTTTTTTGACCGGTACGATGACCCCACCGCCGGGGAATTTACCTTTACGGCAGATACTGTCCCCGCTGGAGTGTCCGCCGGGCAGTATTTCCTTGTGTGCGGGTCTATCTTTAACGACGGCGTGCACAAGGCGGGAGACGGAGACCTTACCCCGGAAACCTTCACCGGCACGGTGCAGCCTATGCGCGTCCCTCCTGATTTTGTGGCGCTTGCCCAGAAGATCACCGACTACGATGCAGCCACCCCCGGCGGTGGGCGCTATGTTTCCCAGTCCTTCAACGGCTGGAGCGGCACCATGGCCACCGGCACGGACGGCTTGCCCGCAGACGGCTGCACCCACTACCGCCGGGAAATCAACCAATGGAGGAAACTGTAATGCCTGTAAACGATTTCACTAAATTCACCGTGATGGAGAATTTCACAAAGAAGTTCTGCTTTATGGTCAAAAAGCTGGTATCGGACGGCCTGTTTGGCTCTACTACCACATGGGAGGACGGCATGGAGTTCCTTGCCATCGAACGCCATGACCAGACCATTGAAGCACAGCAGGCAGAGCAGCAGGGCACGGCATCCACCTACTCCCTCTATGTGGATAAGGACATCAAGCTGTCCCCCTTCGACCGCATCAAGCGGCTGGACGATGGGCAGACCTACGAGGTTACCACCGCGAGCAGCGACAAGATTTCCCCCGCCGAAAGCCAGATGAATCTTGCCGTTGTGCAGTGCAAAAAGGTGGTGCTTTCCTGATGGGCGCAGAAGAAGCCATTACCACGGCGCTGAACAGCTTTTTTACGATGTTCGATGTTCCTGTATACCCAGAGGATTCCGTGCCGCCGGGCTCTTCCCTACCCTATATCACGGTGAAGCTGGTCATTCCTAAGGGATTTGACGAGAGCAGCACCTTCCATGCGCGGCTGTGGTATCCGGTAGACGGCGGCAAGCTGCCCCTCATCCGCAAAGCCGATGAAATCCGCGCTGCCATTGGCGATTGGCTTACCATCGAGTGCGAGGGCGGCGCAATTCTTTTGTGTGCGGGCAATCCGTGGGCGCAGCCTATGGGCAACCCGCCGGAAAAATACCTGTGCACATACCTTATTTTTGACGTCACATCCTTTGTGGTGTGAGAAAGGATAACACATGAACAAAATGTATCATGCCATTTCGGCAGATGCTTTCAAAAAGCTTCAGTTTCAGGCCGGTGCACTGCTCAAGAAGTTCGACCCGACGGGCGCTACCCCCATTGCAGCGGAGGATATGATCTGCCTGACTTCCGGCGGTATCACCGTCAGCTGCAAGCCCAACGCCATTGATCTGGGCGATGGTCTGGACGAGGTGCCCGAGAACACTTGGCAGTTGAAGCACATCACCAATTGGGATTGTGGCCTGTCTACCACCTGCATGACCGTGAGCGCTGACACCATCAAGCTGGAGTTGGGCGCTGCAGACGTGGAAACGGAAACCAACAAGATCACCGTGCGTGAGGATTACAAGGATGCGGACTTCCAGGATATCTGGTGGCACGGCAATCTGATTGGCGGCGGCTATGCTGCGGTCAAGCTGATGAAGGCCGTGAGCGATGGCGGCCTTGAACTGAAAACCACCAAGGACGGCAAGGGCAACCTCAACCTGAGCCTGAAGGGCCACTACGACATGACCGACACCAGCAAGGTGCCTATGGAGTTCTACGTCAAGGAGGCAGAGTAATGATCCTTACCATCAATCTTGACCCCGTGGAAGCCCTGCCCAAGCTGTATGACGCGGTGGACGGCATCACCCGCATGATCATGGACGCAAAGGACAACGTGGATAACCCGGAGACCAAAGACGCCCGGGAGACCATTGTTGCCAACGCCATGAAGCTGCTGGGTGCAGAGCCTTCCGAAACCGCAGAGGGCAAGAAAAAGCTGACCTCGCGCGAGTTTGCGCTGGCTGCGCTGGACTTTATCAAGCCCCTGATGAAGCTTGACCCGCAGCGCACCATGAACGCCCTACACCAGCTGTACACGCTGGAAAAGGGCGAGAAGGACACCCTGCCCAAGGCGTTCACCGCGCTTACCAAGTCCGTGATGCAGGAGGACATGCAGGATTTTTTGTCATCGCTGGCCGACTTGAACGGCCTGAGTTTTGGCACTACCTCTGCCGAGCCGACCTCCAGCATCTCCGCGCCTACGGAATAAAGTATTTCGTCTGGTTCGTCATCAGCGAGATGCGCGAACGCCACCGCACAAAGGCATACCAGCTTTATACGGCTGATATGCTTTTTCTTTGTGCTGTATCGCTGGGGCAGCAGGTGGAGCAGTCCTTCAGCGAGATCATGGCAGAGTACGACAAGCCGCTATCCCAGCGCAGCCACGAGACCACGCTGGAAGAAGCGCAGGCGTGCTGGGAAAAGACGCTTGCAGACAGTAAAAAAGCCGCAGAGCAGAACGGAGGTGGTGAGACCTGAACATTTTCAATTTGATGGCCACTTTGGGGCTTGATACCTCCGAGTATGAGCAGGGCATCGAGCAGGCCCAAAAAGAGACGCAAAGCGCCGCAAACTCGCTGAACCGCAGCGCAAACACCGCCGGGAGCGGCGTTTCAGGCATGGCAAGCCAGTTTGCAGCAGCCAGCGCAAAAGCAACTGTCCTTGCAAATATGCTTACCTCGCTCGGAACAAAGGCGGTAAGCTTTGCAAAGGGCTTTGTGGAGATGGGCATTTCTTATAACGCCCAGATAGAAAAGTACACCACCGGCTTTACCAATATGTTGGGCAGCGCACAGGCCGCGCAGGAAGCCATGCAGGCCATTCAGGAGGACGCAGCCCGCACCCCGTTTGACGTGGCGTCTCTGACGCAGGCAAATCAGCTGCTCATCAGCGCGGGCGAAAACGCCGCGTATTCCCGCAAGGTCATCAATGCACTGGGCGATGCCGTTTCTGCCACTGGCGGCGGTAACGCCGAACTATCCCGCATGGCTGCAAACCTGCAGCAGATCGCAAACGTGGGCAAGGCTGCAACGATAGACATCAAGCAGTTTGCCTATGCGGGCATCAATATCTACCAGATTTTGGCAGACTACACCGGCAAATCGGTGCAGGAAGTCCAGAAGATGACCATCAGCTACGACCTTCTTTCGCAGGCGCTTATAGCCGCCAGCGAGGAGGGCGGGCGTTACTATAACGCCATGGACACCCAGAGCCAGACCATGAACGGGCGTATATCCACCCTGAAGGATAACGTCAGCCAGCTGGCCGGACTTATGACCGGCGACCTTTCCTCCGGCATCGGCGTTGTAATAGGCCACCTGAACGACATGGTTGTCGCAGCACAGGAAGCCTACAAAGAGGACGGCTGGAAGGGTCTCGGAAACGCAATTCTTGAGCTGGATAATCCAATCAGTGCCATCATCAAAAAGTTTGGGCAGCTTGGCAGCGCGGCTGTTAGTGCACTGGATAAGGCAAGCTACTATCTTAACAAGGCACTTGGAAAAAATGCTTACGCAGGGTACGACAACTACGACGACTACAAGTCAGACAAGCAAAAGCAAAGCAACAGGGACCGGCTACGGCAGAATGCTCTTTCCGGCAAAAGCGTAAGCAACAAAAGTTGGTCTGAGCGTCAGGCAGAAGCAGCGGCCGCGAGTGGAAGCGGCGGCAGCTCCATCGTTACAAGTCCTTCCAGTTCCTCCGGCAAGAGCGCCGGCGCAAAATCCAAAACCGAAACCGTCATAGCGTCCGTGACGCACACCGCAACCACCACCGCACAGAACGCGCTGGGCGCTGTGACAACGAGCGTTGAGACACTGCAGGAGAAGGTCAAGGACGCAGCGGGCAAAATCAAAGACCGCGTAACCGAGACCACTACCGAGACCGGTAAAGAGATGGTCAACGGCGTTGCTACCACCTATACGCTTGTGACCAAGAAAGTTACGGACACGAACGGCAAGATAAGCACCACGACCAAGAAGGTCTACGCCGATATGTCCAAGACCCTGCTTGGCACCCTGACCACCATTGCGGAAAAGACCTTCAACGGCATCACCACCACCACGCAGCAGGCCGTGGAGACCTACGCGGACGGAAGCCAGCACATCAAGACAACTGCCACCGAGACCGGCGAGCGCATCGTGGACGGCGTGCGGCAGACCTACACCAAGATCATCAGCTACGTTGACGGCGTGCAGGACAAGGTGACAGAGACCGCGCAGAACATCGACAAGAGCATCAAGGCGACCCAAAAGCGCATTGAAGAGAACCTGAGCAAGGCACAGCAGCAGTTTAACAGCGGTATTTTTAAGATCGGCAAGAACCTGTATACCGACCTGAAAAATCAGGACTGGGCAGCGCTTGGGTTGGATATCGTCAACATGATGTGGGGCGAGGTGTCACAGGAGCAGCGCGAAGTCCTGTCTGACTGGGCAAACAAGGCGCTGGAAGCCATCAACGAGGCTTATTCCGGCGGCGGTCTGAGCGAGGCGTTCAAGGCTTTTAAGCAGATCATGTCCAACGGCATCAAAGCAGATGCAGACGGCGTTACAACGGACGTTAAGGGCTTGAGCAAAGTGTTTCAGGATCTGGGCATCAACGTTTCCGATGTCGGCAGCAAGATCATGGGCGTGCTGGGCACCATGGGTACCGGCATCGGCACCTTTGTCTCCAACGCGGGCACTGGTATTGCAAAACTTGCCGGGAGCATGGGCAGTCTGGGCACGATCGCAAAGGGCGCAGGCGGACTGATCGCAAAGATTGGCAGCCTGATCATCTCGAACCCTGAGGTTTCCGCGATCATCGCCATTGTGGCGGGCGTGGTGGCGCTGGGCGCTGCACTGTTTGCAAAGTTTGGCAAGAGCAGCGGCGGGCAGGCTGTGAGCCACTACGAAAGCCCCTTTGCCGGGCATGACGTGTACGACAGCTTGACCGAGTTCTCCACCCGGGCAGCCATGCAGCACCGCTACATGGAAAAGACCACCGGCACGGATGCACAGCTTGGCATTTTGCAGCAGATCCGCGATATGCTGGATGAGCATCTGCCGGATATCGGCACCGGGCAGCTTGTCATGGACGGCGAAAAGGTGGCCGATATGCTCACTCCGCGCCTTGCAACCAACATGGATACCAGCATGGGCGTGTATACCCTGCGGGCAGAAAGGGGTGTTTAAATGGCGATCCACAGCGCAAAGCTGGGCAATTACGACACCCTTGCAACGTGGGGGCTGTACATGAAGGTTGGCAGCCCGAACATCGGCGAGCCGGAACCGGACGAGACCCTTGTGCAGATACCCGGCTCTGACACGTTGCTCAACCTTACTACCTCTCTGGACGGCAAGGTGCACTACAAAAAACGCACTATTACCATGGAACTGCTGTGCACCGCGCCGAAAAAGCTGTGGAAGGTACTGCAAAGCCGTCTGCACAATGCCCTTGAGGGCAAGTGGTTGCAATGCGTGTTTGACGATGATCCCTCCTGGTACTGGGAGGGGCTCTGGCACGTCAAATTCGTGCCGGGGCGGCTCTCCGCAACGGTCACCATCACCGGCAGCTGCAACCCGTACAAGTACAACGTCTACGACGGCACACAGGATATCCGGTGGGATGACATCAACTTTGAAACGGACATTCTGCGAGACTACCGCAGCATTGCGCTGCCTGCCGATACGCCGGTGGATGTGGTTATCTACGGCGCACCGCACACCGCGGCTGTCTACTTCCAGCGCGGCGAAAGCGAGGCAAATGTGTCGTTGCAGGTCAACAAGACCGCCGCTGGCACGCTTGCCAAAACGACCGAGTGGCAGTATCTGGAGGGGCTGGATATCCCGGACGGAGAAAACGTCACCCTGACCTTTACCGCCACCGCTGCGAGCAGCATCACCATCAAATATCTGGGAGCAAGCTTATGAGTTACAAGATCTATGCCGGCACGCAGAACGGCGTGGACAGCTGGGAAAACCGGGTCTGTATCTATGCGCCCGGCTCTGCGCTGGAGACTACAAAGCTGATCAGCCCCACCCTGACCCGAGAGTTTGGTAAGGCTGGAAGTCTAGAATTTACCATCCCGCTGGGCAACGTGGCGCACAGCGCGCTGCAAAAGCTGAAAACGGTGGTGTCCGTGGAGCAGGACGGTAAGGAGATCTGGCAAGGCAGGGTCATGAGCCATGAGCAGGATTTTCTGCTGCGGCAGAAGGTGTACTGTGAGGGCGAGCTTGCCTACCTCAACGACACCGATGTACCACCCTACACCGCCAAGGATGTGACCATCCGGCAGTTTCTGGACTTTCTCTGCAAGAATCACACCAGCCTGACCGACAGCTATAAAAGCTTCCGCATCGGAAACGTCACGGTGGAGGAGCAAAAGCGGTATGTTCCGGTAGCCGAAAAGTGCTATCTGAAGCTGGACTATGCCGCCAGCAGCCCGGACGAGCAGGGCGACTATTACCAGACATGGGGTCTGTACTCCCAAAACGGGAACCGACTTGAAGAGAATTTTTCCTATATTTTTTCCGACTATGAGGACGTGCAGACCCCACCAGCACAAAACTGGCCGCTGAACGAGATCGTAACCGGAAAGGAGTACCTTGCCTGGCGCACGGGAGACAACCAGTTTACCCTCCGAAGAAACGCAGTCTCTCAGGGCAGCAAGACCTACGATGCAGAGCAGACCATTGTTACCCCGTCCATCACTACGCCAATAGAAACCTATAAGTTCGACAGTACCATTAAAGTGGCCAAAAAGAACACCGAATCCACAACGTACAGCATCAAAACGGAAAAAGACGGCACGGTCAACGTGTACGTCAACGGGGAAAAGTCCGCAGACTACACCCCGCAGCTTGTGGAGGAGTTGCACGAGTTCGGCGACGGCAAGAACTACGGAAAAACGTGGGACATCCTGCAAAACGAGCTTGTGGACGTGTACGGCGGCTATCTGGCAACCCGGCACAAAACGATTCATTATCCCCCCTTGTTCCCCGGTCTGAACAAGAGAGCACGCTATCTGGACTATGTACAGGACGCGACAGAACGCAACGTGCAGGGCATCACCTTCGGCACAAACCTGCTTGACCTGACCAGCTACGTCAAGGCCGAGGACATCGTCACCCGGGTAATCGCCATCGGCAAGAAAAAAAGCGGATGGTTTATTTGGGAGACCACCGATACTCTGACCGCTACTGCCAACGATGAAACCGCCCAGAAGCTGTACGGCCTTATCACCCGGTATCTTGTGCTGGACGGCACGGCAAACACACAGCAGTCCCTGCAGGACGTGGCAGACACAGAGCTTGGCAAGCACTTACGCCTTGCGGACGGCATCACGTTGAAAGCCGTAGACCTGAAGGACGCGGGCGTGGACGTGGACAGAATCGCCTTCGGAAAGTTGACCCATATTATTTCCGCGCCCCATGGCATTGATGTGTGGATCAACTGCAACAAACTTGTGGAGCCGCTGGATAATAAGCCTGACAAAAAAGTATTCACATTTGGCAAAAAATTTTCAAGCGTATCCGACTTGCAGGCGCTCAGCGCCCGCAAAGCAACCGCCGCGTATGACCTGAGCCGCACGCTCAAGGAGTACGCATCTGATACGCAGTCTTATGCGCAGTCTTATGCGCTGCAAACGATGGAGGCAGACGATGAAACCGTTTAAAGAAGTGATTGACGGCATCCGCAAAGCCGTCATGGCACACGAGGTGCGCGAGGATCTCGCCCAGATGGGCGAGTATGTGGAGCAGTTCGCAAACACGGCGGGCGAAAACATCCAGAAAGCCATCGACCCCACCCTCTCCCTCTCCGGCAAGGCTGCGGATGCAAAGGCTACCGGTGACGCGGTTGGCCAGCTAAAGGAAGATATAATTGATACGAGCGGAACGGTTAAATGCAAATTAGATGGTTCAACAATATTTGTGGACAAAGAAATTTACAACGCCGAAATTGATAATGATACATCAGTTGTTTACTTGCAAAATCGTTTTGATTATACAAATATCCCTCTTTATGCAAACTCATATAATTCGTTACACACTATTACTCATCAAGATAATGGATTAAAGATTATCAGGGGAAAAATGGAAGAAAGGGCGGTCACGGCTGTTGTATGTAACTACACCGCTGAGTTTACAGGAAATTTATGGTTTTCGTGCAATGCCAAAGGAGAAAATGCTGAAGATGTTGCTGTAAACGTTAAAAACACAAAAAACAGTGATGCGGAAATTCTTTACGGCATAGGACGGCTGTACTGTATGTTGAAAGTTTCTGCGGGGGATGTAATAGAGATTCGTTTTTATACATGTTTAAACAATGTAACAAGCGCCAATACAATTGTTTATAGTAATATCATGCTCCAATATGGAGTTCTTACAGATTTTGTTGAATATAAAACGACGTTGAAAACGGTATCTCTTCCAAAAAATGTAAGTGCCTATTCATCATCTACAGCAGCCAACGGTAAATATAGAACTACTATTCCGTTTGAGAATATAGCCACTGATTATGATAAAAGCATATTGCCGATGAATAACGACACAGTTGCTAAAATCACAATTTCGGGGATGGAATTAAAAACCTATAACGAAACATTTAACAATACCAATGGTATTGGTTTGAGTTCACAGGGAACGTTGTCTATTTATCAAAATGGTGGAGGACGTTATGAATTTGCTAATTGGTTGAGAACAAACGATATTAATATTTCGTACAAATCAGCATCCTCTGTGGAATTTTCAAGGCATTTATACCCATCAATGATTGCAGTATCTGACAGGATTGCAAATATAATCGGATTCTCAAAACCATCGACAAAAATAAAAAGCACTATCGTTTGCATGGGAGAT